AAGTATGATTATGTGCACAAGTGTCTATAATATGTGCATAGATCCAATACCCTTACCTAAAAAATATAATAGTCATTATGAGTGTATGATAGCTGGTTACGAAGAGTCTATTAAAAAAGCTAAAGAGATTGGTCCAACTGAAGTTAATAAGTATAAGACAATTATTAAGTTTATGTGTATCCCAGAGAACACTATTTGACAATGTGTCCAAATTGTGGTAGTGGATTATTCTTCTCACCACAATAACCTATCGTTTTGATTCCCTCTTTACGATGGGTTTTTCTTTATTCCACATAATTAGTAGACCAATTATAAATGTGTAGATTAGAATGATTATAAAGAAGCTAATTAAAAAATTCATGATAGGTTGATGTTAATATTAACTCTTAAATTTTCATCGGTTTGTGCCACGCTGCAATGTTTAATTGACCCATCAAACACCACTAATTGATTTTCAACCGAGACAACTTTTTCTCCATTTTCAAATAAAGTATATCCATTATTTGTGTTAACAGAAAACAGCGCAACCGTATGTTTTCTTTGTAGGTCTACATGCATAGCCGTCTTTATATGCTTAGCTTTTTTTGTATAACAATTTATTTTAGCTCTAAGAAGATATGTGTATTCCAAGTGCCCTATAATAGGCATTAATATTCTATTAAAGTAACTGCTTTCTTGTTGATCATCATAATACAACATATGACTAAAAAAATAATCAGATTTATCTTCAGGACCAGCTGTATTGTCATTGTAGTAATATGGAAACATATTTCCTAATAAAGTATTTTGAATATCTTTAAAAACTTCTTTATTTTTTAAAAAATTACTTATAACTTTCATACTAAATTCTCGCCTCGATCAATACTTACGTCTCCTACGAGACTTATGGTATTAGTGCTTTTTTTAACGTAATGAGCAACATAGCTTGGAAACATAAGCATCGTGCCTTCTTTCAAACAGGGCTCATACTCAAACGTAGCTAGATGTTCATCAAAATCAGGATACATAGCTTGTATCAAATAACCAGATGGGTTTTTTAACATGATAGATGAGTCTCCTTTGTAGTAAATTACGAAGCTAAAATGATACCTGTAGTGAACATGATCTTCTTGAAAGTCATCTTTCTTATATCTGTGCTCCCATAGTGGTGTATAAATATATTTGAAAGAATAGTTTTGATTATAAGATTTCATCATTTCTTCAGTGCAAGTTTTAATGCACTGATTCAAATAATCTTTGTTTTCAAATTCTAAATTATCTCTTCTAGGTGTTTTAGAATTATAAAATATAGTTTCTTTTTTAGAAGTTTTATATTTTAATTTTTTTAGATCAACGCCTAAAGTTACTATATTACAAAAATTTATATTTTTTACTTTCATTCACAAATAAATCCTTGAACTGTTCCTCTACCATCTTTGAGGTACCAGCCGCTGGTATTATCGTTTGTATCTTTATATACAGCTATTCCTTCCCTATGGTCGTCAGCAAACATTAAACAATCTGCAACTGTCACAGGTTTTTCAAATTCCAATGGTTCTTTTACTAACGTTCCGTCGAACAGAAGTATTAATATTATTAACGTTTTGCACATTTGCAAACTCCTTTACAAGTTTATACCATAAATCCTTATATTTAGGATTTTTTGTTTTGTTCCAAAGTCGTGCTGCTTTCTCTATCTTCTCTATCGTCATTTGTTTTTCTCCCCCATGTTAATATACGATCTAAGTTATGTGCTTTTATTTTAATAACAGGACCATAAGGTCGCCATGATTGAGCAACCAAATTAAGTTCAATGATTAAATTAGACCATTGTTTTTGAGTTATATTTTTTACTTTTAAGTTTATACTTTTGTCTTTCATATCCTATATATAGGATTTCTAGGGACATTTGTCAACGTCCTTTTTTACCTTTTCCACGATATTTTCCCATTCTTTTTTCGTGCTTATTTCTGTTCTTTTTGTGACGGCCTGGTCTTTTACGAGGTTTTTCGTGGGTGTAGGTATTCACCCCAAACATAGATTTTTTCTTCTTACTCATTAAATGGTTTTAAATCCATTCTTTCATGCCTAGTCACTACTGGCATATAACTTATTTTCCCATTTATCTTTTGTTCTAAATCAGCACCACATGTCACACATCTAAATATAGTTTTATATACTGAAACAAATACACTATCTTCTGAACATTTAGGACATGTACCATTTACTACTTGTGCTTCTACGTTAACTGTTTTTCCAATTTTGTTGTCCATGTTTTTCCTTCCTAGTATATTTCTTTTTATCCTTTATTACCTTAGGTGTAAAGAATTTTAAAACTTTAGCTACTGGGTTTTTTCTTCTATTTTTTTTAAGAAAATATGCGTATAATTTTTTATTCAAGAATTATTGCTTTTATGGATTTTTCACCCATGTATATTTCTGTCTTTGCTTTACCCTTCCAGCATTTATAAGACACGCTTTCACTGTAGGTCCTCTCAGCTTCACGCTTACCTCGTAAACAAACTGCCATCGATGGTTGAATACGGTGTTCCTTAATTTCTCCGTTTACGAACATTAATAATCCTATCACCGCTTCAATCATTTTCCGTTTCCATTTTTGTAGTGCATATCTCTAGCTTTGTCTTTTAATGATTCAATATCAGTTAAAACTTTATCCATTTGTTTTGTTAAAAATTCTATATTTACTTTATTTAAAGCCATGGATTCAATATGTTTGCTTAACTTATCCGTGGTCTTGTATAAATCCTCGATCATCATAAATTGCTCGGAATCTGCAGGAAGCGATCCAAGTTGGCCCCGCGGCCATTTGATTCTAAACTCTGTATTCTCAGTTAAGTCTTTAGACATTAGTTCTACTGTTGTTTGAATTTTGTTTTGAGTCTCAATAATACCGAAGTAAGCCCAGGTACCGATCGCTACCATCGCGATCAACGAGGCTACCGTCTTCATAGGCATTTGCACGGCTGCTTCTTCAGATATTTTTAATGGTTTAGTCATCTATTTTTGGTTTTGGCTTTGGTAATATATACCCTTTTGGAGGCATTTTCAATTTACTTCTACTGGGTTTTATGAACTTATCTCCCATTAATTGAATATCTGGGTTTTCTTTTTTGTATTCATCTTTCAATACGTCCCAATGACTTTTAAGATCATCAGGTCTAGTGTTATCTCTTGCAGGAGTAACACCCCTACATTTTTCAACCAATAAAGCAAAGTTTGAATTAAGTGCTAAACTAGGATTACTATTAACCCTACCACACATTTTCATTAACTCTAATTGTTGTTTAATTTGTACATTTTCTTTTGAAGTCTTACAATCTGTTCCTAAATATTTTCTGTAAGTAAATCTAATATATTGATCTTCATGTGTGTTACTATCACTATAATTATAATCAGTATCTCTTTGTTCTGTAGAGATTTCCATTTCACCACATCTTACACCATACTCGTTAAGATATTCGTTTCTAGCATGGGCCGGAGGCGCGCAAAAAGCTAATATAGTCATTAATATAATTAATATACCTGTAAAATAATAATTCATCCTGGCTCCCTCCATACATAACTACCTGTTTAAATCCTTAATATCATAGTCATGTTCTCTGACTTGATCTGCTAATTGTCTATATAAATTTTCTGCCATCTGCCAAGTAGATTCAGCAGAAGTTAATCTTGTGTTTTGATCTGTAATTTTATCTTCAGCAACTTTTAAATCTCTTTGTAAACTTATAATTTCTTGTTGGTTTGAATTAATAGTGTCTGTAAGATTTACAATATATCTAACGCCGGTAAACGTTCCGACTAGCACTGAAGCTACTACGGGTACCATAACTATATTTTTTTTTAACAAGTCAGCTAAGTTCATTTTTTTTCTTCAATTTCGTAGAAGAAGTTATCGGTGTCTTCCGTTCTCCATTTCCGAGTGTCTTCTACATTCCACTCAGAAGTTTGAACTTTCCAATCTGGAATTTCATCTTTAACTGTAAAAGATGGTATGTCCCATATTAGTCTGTTGTTAGGTTGAGCTGCATAGTTGCCGTTTTCTAACGCAAGTATGTGTGCGCACTTGTGTTCGTGCGGGATCTCAGAATGATCTGTATCTAGTATATTACTATCTGGGTGAGCAAAATCAACTGTAAAAAGATACGCACCATGGTACCATTTTTTATCTTTACCAATGTATTTTCCAGATTGTCCGTCTAAGATATCATAAGAAGTAACAGCAGGATAGTAACTAAAACAATTCCATAGCTCCAACTCATCAAGTCGCATCCTAGGTACTTCTTTGACATTAAAACCTCTTTGAATGAAGGCCGAAATAGGGAGACGATAGAACACTGCACCATTTTCCATAATACAATGAAAGAGGATAGGACGTCCCGTAATAGACGAAAGCCCAAATATGATGCAGTCTTCAACTTCGCCATGATGTTTTTTAAGATCATAGAGATACTCTCTCCTGATCTGTGCATACGTCACAGGAATATTTACATTGAGATAAGCCATAGCGCATTACAAAATTATAGCGCCAATAACAAAACCAATAACAAAACCGATTATGTATTCTCTATAGTGTAAAGACCACACATCCCATTTTACTTTTAATTGTTTCAAAAATTGTTTCATTTTTCCTCCTTTTTTAGTTTACCCCAATTAGGGCCAAATTCATAGTCTACTTTACTAGGAACTTTTAATTTTATAGCATTCTCCATAATGTTTTTTATTTTTACAGCTTGATCGTCATTACTTATTGAAAAACAAAGTTCATCATGAATTTGTATATGAGGCATTATGCCTTGTTCGTAAAGCTTTACCATAGCCTTCTTTGTCATATCTGCTGCTGATCCTTGTATCAATCTGTTTAAAGCTTTGTAAGTAAATGCTGGTCTATAGTGTTTATCAAAGTATTCAAGATTAGCATCTCCTGGTTGAGAATTTTTAGTAAGCTCTGCAAGATACCTGTTTTCTGCTTCTTCTTTTTTTAGAATAGGCACAGGCGATTTAACTATCTGTTTTACGCCATCAATTTCTTTGTATTCACTTATTTCAAATACACCTTTTTCAGCGTTCCATTCCTTATTTATAGGTTCCCATTTATCAAACCTACAGAATCTATCTTCTAAAGTGTATATGTTTTTATTTCTTTCTGCAAAATCTTGTAGCCCTTGTGATAACTTACGTACAAAAGGCACTTGATTGTGGTATTTTTCAAATAATTCTTTTGCTTCGTCGCTTTCTAATTCTAAAGATCTAGCTAGTTTATTCTTACCCATTCCATAGAACAAACCTAGGTTAATCGTTTTTGCCTGTTTCCTGGTGATTTTAGCCATCCTAGCAACGATTTTGTGAAAATCGGTGCTTGGGTCCTCATTATACTCTTCGGCCATATCCTCAGCTCCATGGAAGCCGTTCTTCAAAGCGTAGTGTACAACCAGTCTAGGCTCTTGTTGAGAGTAGTCAAATGATCCCCACTCGTGTCCTTCTTCTGGTAGAAATAATTCTCTTATCTTACTACCTAATTCACTTCGTGCTGGAATCTGTTGTAGGTTAGGGTTACGCATAGAAAATCTACCAGTAACTGTTCCACCTTGATCTGATCTTATTTGATTTATATCTGCGTGTATTCTGCCATTGTGTATAAATTTTAAAATACCGGTTACAAAAGTGTTAAATAATTTATCTAATTGTCTAGCTTTTGCAATCATTTTTAAATACTTATTTGTATGTGATTCTAAGTATAATTTTGTTATACTAGCCCGTCCTGTTTTAGGTGTAGTTTTATAATCTGTAATCTTTTGATGGTCTAACAATGGTTGAATAGAATCAGCAGCCCAAATATCTACATCAAGACCTGTTTCTTTTTTAATTGTTTTTAATATTTCTGTTTGTTCTTTTTTAAGAGTGTCGCCAAATGTTTTTGCTTTTTCTTCATCAACTCTTACTCCTAAAAATCTCATCTCAACAAGACACGGAAACAATCTTGTTTCAATATCAAATATGTTTTCTAAAGTTTTTTTACTTTTTGATTCTGTGTTTATTGGAGTTTTAATTATTTTTTCAAATTTGTTCCAAAGTCTTAACGTAAGTGATACGTCTTGCTCTGCGTAGTCTGCAACTAAATCATAAGGTAGTTTGTGCATGTTAGTCATAGGATCAGATATACCATGCAATTCTTTTGCCTTATCTGTTAAGTCATATTTATATTTGTTATCATTTAAATAATCTTTTGCTAAAGAGTCTAAACTGTATCTTTGTCTGTTCTCATCAATTATAGAAGCTGCAATCATGGTATCGTACACAGGTCCTTTTAACATCATGCCAGTAGTTGCACGTATCCAACAAACGTCGTACATTGCATTGTGAAATACTTTTGTAACTTTTTCGTTTTGAAATATCTTTCTATTTAAAACTTTCCAGGTTGTATTCTTTCCTAGGTTTTGTCCTGAGTATAAGTGAGCAATTGGAAAATAATATTTTTCATCCCTATAAGCAACAGCAATACCACAAACTTTGCCTTTACCTACGATGGCCCCTGATCCGTGAGTCTTGAGGTCTGGATCGTGTGTCTCTAAGTCGACAGCAACAACGTCACCATCTTTTATGTCCAGCACGTCTAGTTCTGGTATCATTTAACTATTCCCCATGTGTTTGGTTTTTCTTTCGGTAAATCTTCTTTTGGTTTTTCTACTTCTTTATAGTCTCTTTCAAGAATCATTTCTAAAAAATGTATAGCTTTCAAAATATCTTCCTTTTTTCCTTTCAATCTGTGACGACAGATATATTTTATAGCGCATCCTTCTGGGAAAAGCAATTCATTTTCTACAACAAATTTACTTGGTTGAATTTTAAATTTTTGATAATGTGATCCTCCGTGTTGTTTATCCCAAACACTCATATTGCATTCCTTATTAATCGGTTAATATATTCTTCATGTTTTCTTTTTTTAACATGTGGCCTCCGACTGTATGCTAAATCCCATGCTCTACCTTTTTCACTTTTTCTCCATTTTTTTCTTGCTCGTTTTCTACTTTCTTCATAGGGATGACTCATTGTAAGTCCTCCTTCCCTGCAAATGTTAAGTTAGTTTTACTTTTTAATAACCATAAAGTTTTTCTTGCACGAGAACATGCAACAAACTTCATTCTCTTTTTTGAAAACAGATTTTCTTGTCTTGTTAATTTAAAATCAAATACCACGTTATCAAATTCTTTACCTTTAATTGTATGTATGTTTTCTAAAAATACTCTTTTCTTTTCTAAGTCTCTATTGTTGTTAACAATTTCTCTAATATAATTTTTCATTTGAATTGTTGAAACTTTACTAATCTTTTGAAAGTCATTTATGTTTTTTACACCAGGGACGACAAACCCTTTGTCGACTAACCAGTTAATATCATAACTACCACTGTCTACAGATTCTAGTTCTTCAATTGTTTTTAATTGGTACTGTGGGTGCATACCTTTAAACATAGCTTTAATTTTAGTTAGTGATTTTATCTCACCTTTTGAAAAAGCTAAGAACTCTCTTTGATTTTTTACATCGTTGGTTGGATATTTAAATTGAAATTTACTTTTTTCTTTATTAGGTATCGCAATTGGCATACCTATTTCCATTAAATAGTGTATCATTTCTCTAGGTTCTCCGCCTCTGTAAGTAAATATAAAATCCTCAGTAGTATTTTGTATTCTATTTTTAAGTTCAGACGCATAAGGGTCTTGCGTCAAACTAGATAAATTAAATATTTCTCCCTCTACAATTTTACCGTTCTCTTCTCTTGGTTTCCAGGTCCTGGTGTAGTTATACTCTTCCCAAATGTCTTGAATTATTTTTTTACAATAATCATTTATTATTCTAGGACATCTATATCCTTGTTCTAATTCTATCTCAGGATTCGCAAACTCTCTATGAAACAAATCAGGAGCAGCTCCTGCAAACTCAAATATAGCTTGGTCTGGATCTCCTGCTTTGTAGAAGTAATCTACATTCTTTGAC